CTGGTGTGGTTGGTTCCTCGGCTTGTGCCTCGGCCGAATCATTTAAGCTTAAAACTTTGGGCTCCTCAGGCTGCACCTCTGGGATGGGTTTCGGGTTGGCCGCGCGGTGCATCGCCATGAGGTTGTCCACCACGCCTCGCGTGACGCCGTAGGAGGTCGCCACATCGTGCCGGGATTCCCCAGCCTCCACACGGCGCAGGATTTCCGCGTTGCGGGTGATGACGTCCGCTCTCGGTGTGATACCCCGCATGGCACGCTGCTGGGCCACAATCTGACCGACTCGAACCAAGGAGATGCCGAACGAGGCAGAGACTTCTGCATAGGTATTGCCGTTTACCACGTTGTTGTATATGGCCACGTCGCGGGCTTCGTTGATCTTGGGGCGGCCAGCAACACCGGGTTTACCCTTGATAATGCCCTCGGCCAGTGCGTCAACAGCCGCACGCATTGCCTTTGGCACAGATATCTCCCGCTGTTTAGCTAGGGCTTGGAGCTTGGTATATGCAGGAATTCCCATGCCGTGGAGCAGCCGCAGGCCTTGGAGCGTGGCATCTTCGAGCGTTCCCTCGAAGGTTTCGGCCATCTTTTGGGCCACAACGACTGGTATTTCTATCGTGATGGAGCGCATTTCGGGGGTCTCGGAGGCTAGGTTTGTCATAGTAATCCTATAAGTGCAGGGGTTGAAGGGAGTCTGGAGTGTATCACATGTATGACATGTGAAGGGAATGTTTTAACCTTAAAAGTATTAGGTCTAAGAAGTTACCGTTACGGAGTAACGCAAGGGGAAAAACATGTTACAGCCAGTGCGTCTCGTGTATGTAATCGCTGGAGCCCTTAGTGGGCGCGGGTTTGCGGGAGGGTGCGTGGGTTATGGTTAGACCGTAACGATGATACAGGGGGCCAAAACGCCTACCAGACCCCCCAAGCCCCTAGAAACTTTTAAGATTAAAACTCTGCAAGACAGCGACCAAACCTCTGGCAGTCCTCATACCCCCAAAAGCCCGTTACAAGCGTTACATCTTCTTATATATAAATATATATTATATAATCTCTCTCTCTCTCTCGTGCTTTTGTTACGTTTTGAATACCCTTGCATTACTAATCATACATATATTATTAGCTTTATTGAGTAACGGTGTTTTTGTAACGCCGAAACGCCTTTGCGTTACGCTGTAACGGTAACTTCTTAGCCATATCTTTTAACCTTAAAACTTTGGCCCCTTCTGTGGCCCCCTCGCACGCGCCCCTGCCGTGCTCGCCCTCGCTCGCCCTCGCTCGCCCTCGCTCTCCCGCACGGTCAAACTACTATGACGTTTCCCCTGCACCCGCAGGGGACGGAAAACTCGGGGCGAAAAAAAAGCCCGCCGGGTGGCGGGCTGGTGGCAAGGGCCGGAGCCCTTGGGTTTACTTGGTCAACACGGTCTCTTTGAAACCATCGAGACAATCAACGCACAAGTCAACCAACTCAGCGGCGAACTCAGTCAACCCAAGCAATCGGGCCTGAGCCATGGCTTTAGACAAGGTTTTGTCCAAGTCAGTGCGTGAGGTGCTTTGCACTGCGCCCGATGCTTTGGCACTGGCTTTGACTTCGCCCTCTGGCTTGTCCTTTTTGTTATTCAAATCACGCTTGAATTCAATGCCTTGTTCAAAGGCAATCCAAAAAGCCGATTGATAAGACGCGGCTGATGACTTAGAAATAAAACCCTTTTCGCAAATGGCGTCAAACATGGCTTTAATTTGCCCGCGCGCTTCGTTGGTTTTAGCGTTGCCCTTCATGAACAAGGCTTTGGGCTTGTCGCAAGCAATCAGCATAGCATCAAGCGCGCCTTGAATGGCCTGATCTTGAGAGACGCGAGCCTTAGCTATTGCTTTGGCTTCGCCCTCAAATGACTTGATGACAGCAGAAATGAGAGATTGATTGATAACTGACATTTGATTTACCTTTAGGTTTTTCTGTACCGTGATTGATACAGAACCTTTAATGTAACCCAACAATAAGTAATTGTCAAGGGGTTACCTATACGTTTAAGGTTAAATGTCTGGGGCCTTGACCCCACCGTACCCCCGGGGCCCACGCGGCTAACTGGGACTCCGCCCGTCCGCTTACGCTGAGTGCCGCATCCTCCACCACCTCTAAAAAACAAAGCCATAGCTAAACATAAAAAATTACCTATACAGACCCCACCCCCTTCATACAGGAAACACCCCCCATGCAAAAATAAAACACACTCAAAAAATTTCACCATAAATGAAAAGTGCAATACAATTCGCCCATCATCAGGAGCGCTCTTTCCTCCATGGCATACCAAACAACCATCGACTACGACGTCCCGCTTGCGGACTTCTCACCCACCTTCGAGTCCCTTGAGACCAGAGTGGCTGCAGCTATGGCTGCAATTGTCGACACCGACAGCCTGCCAAACCCTGCAGATGTCAACGAGGACGACAAAGATTTGGCCCGGGCCATCTTTTCTGGCCACCAACTGGCCTCGGACGAGGACTTATCCTCACCTCCAGTGGTTGTTTACCTGCAATCACTGCTCAACGAGTACGACAAGGTCGTGATCAAGTCGGCTGCGCAGCTCAGAACCTACGTGACGAACAAGCTGCTGGCTGAAACGGCCAATGCCGACCCCCGGATTCGCCTGAAATCGTTGGAATTGCTGGGCAAAGTGTCCGACGTGGGGCTGTTTACGGACAAAACCGAGATTACGATGCGCCATCGGCCGACAGAAGAGCTTGAACAGCTGCTGCGAGAGCGCCTGACACGGGTAATTGAGGCAGAAGTCACGCCAACCACCCGCCCAGCCCCCGTAGAAATCTCAGTCGACGACGTAGAGACGCGATAAGCCACCAAAAAGATGCAACTTACGCCGCAAATCATCGAAAAACTGCTGAAAAGCATGCCTCACAACGAGGCTGCGGAGCTTTTGGCCATGTTTGACGAGCTCGAGGAGCGTAAATCCATTCAAGCCGCGCGGGATGACTTCCTTGCGTTCATTGCGGCGGTCGACAAGGCATATAAATTTGGCACCCACCTGAAAAGGCTGGGCTCTCTCCTGATGGATGTGGAGGAGAACATTAAAAACCGGATCGCCGTGAGTATGGCGCCCCGTATGGGTAAGTCCCAGATGATCTCCATCTACTACCCCGCTTGGTACCTCGGCCGGCACCCGGACCACAAGGTGATCGTGGCGTCACACACTGCCGATCTGGCGGTAGTCATGGCGCGCAAAGTGCGAAACCTGATCCAGTCCGCGGAGTACGCGCGCATTTTCCCCGGCACTAAGATTGCCCCCGATGCCAAAGCAGCTGCCCAGTGGAACACCACTGCGGGCGGTGAATACTTTGCGATCGGTGTGGGAGGCGCGCTGGCCGGCCGAGGTGCCCACCTTATCATTGCAGACGATCCGCTGTCCGAGCAGGACATCAAGGCGGGTAACACCAACTCCCTCGACAACGCCTACGAATGGTTCAGTGCTGGCCTGCGTACTCGCCTGATGCCAGACGGGAAAATTTGCGTCTTGCACACCAGATGGCACCAGCGGGACTTGATCGGCCGGCTGCTCAAAGACTCTGCCATGAATGAGGGTGGCGACAGCTACGAGGCGTTTGAGTTCCCTGCCATCCTGAACGAGGGCACCGAGAACGAGAAGTCGATCTGGCCAGAGCAGTGGTCGGTCGAATCGCTGCAACAGACCCGGGCGTCGATGCACCACATCATGTGGCAGTGGTACGCACAGTACCAGCAGAACCCCACCGCTGCCGAAGCTGCGATCATCAAGCGGGACTGGATCAAGTGGTGGACCAAGGACGACCCGCCCAAAGTGGATTTCATTGTGCAGTCCTTCGATACCGCGCTCACAACCAAGCAGCGCTCGGACTTTTCCGTGTGCCATACATGGGGCACGTTTACCAACGAAGAAGACAACACCCAGAACGTCATCCTGCTGAACAAGGTCAAGGGCAAGTACGAGTTCCCTGAGCTCAAGGTAATGGCCCACGAGCAGTTTGAGGAGTGGCAGCCGGACAGCGTGATTGTGGAAGCCAAGGCCAGTGGCCAGCCGTTGATTGACGAGATGCGCCGCTCCGGTATTTTTGTGCAGGACTTCAGCCCGGGCAAAGGGCAGGACAAGATTGCGCGGCTCAACGCGGTAGCGGATATGTTTGCCTCTGGGCACGTCTGGTTTCCAGAGACCGCTTGGGCTTCGCAGACCGTCGAAGAGATTTTGGCGTTCCCGTCGGGTGAGCACGACGACGAGGTGGACACGATGACGCTGGCTCTGCAGCGCGTTCGTAAGGGCGGGCTGTTGCAGCTTCGCACCGACCGCGACGATAATGAGGTCTTTCACCGGCCCCGCCGGGCAGTGTACTACTAAGGATTTTCCATGGCCTCAAACAGTATGACCTCTTCCCTCGCTACGGTGCCATTGGGCTTGAACGCAGAGGACATTGACTTTACGGACATCCCGCAGGACGACACCCCTGCGGTCGAGATTGAGATTGACGACCCAGAAGGCGTACGGGTCGGCATTGACGGCATGGAGATTGATCTGATGCCCGGCGAGGAATCCAAACGGTCCGAGCAGCACGGCGACAACTTAGCCGAGTACATGACCGAGGCTGAGCTCAGCACACTGGCCAGTGAATTGCTGGAGCTGGTGGACGCTGACATTACGTCCCGCAGAGATTGGGTGGATATGTATGTCCGCGGCCTTGAGGTCTTGGGCATGAACTACGAAGACCGCACCGAGCCATGGGAAGGTGCTTGCGGCGTGTACTCCACAGTGCTGACTGAGGCTGCCATCCGGTTCCAGAGCGAGA